TACCCAAATACTCCTTTTTAACTTTTTGGTGTAACCCAAATACTCCTTTTTAACTTTTTGGTGTAACCCAAATACTCCTTTTTAACTTTTTGGTGTAATTGCATTACACAATTTACTTATTTGCCTGCACTAAATAATTGTTTTAAGTATTTGGTGTAGATTTGGGCATNTCTATTNGCTCGCTTCGCTCGCGAAGGATGCGTCCGGTCGNCAGATCGGACATTTCGGCGAACGAAGTGAGCTATACCTCGACATTACTCTGAAACGAATTATTTGTANAAACCATTCCGTATAAAATCCATAATCAAAAAACAAAAGATTTTCAAAAATAATTCTTCAAACCAAATCTCTGAAAAAAATCTCCCCCCCCCCCTCCAAAAAGTTACACCAAAAAGTTACACCAAAAAGTTAGAAAATAGATAGAAAATAGAGGTTGGTGTTAAAATCCGTAACAAACCTCGCTACCAAAATACTCCTTTTAACTTTTTGGTGTAACTTTTTGGTGTAATTTTTAACTTTTTAGTGTAACATCAATTTTTCGATTACACCAAAAAGTTAAAAAGTGTGTAAATGCCTGCACTAAATACTTAAACATAACTTTTTAGGTATTTCCAGTATGCATACATGCGACATTTGTAAAAAGTCATTTACGAGAATACAGTCATTACAGCGTCACAATGCAACGAAAATGCATATACGTCGAAATATCGTTGGCGTGAAGAAATTCATATGCGGATGCGGGAAATGTTTTCTCCATCCACAAAGTCTGCGAAACCATAAAGTGAGATGTACGTTTATAGCAGAGCCAGATTCTACCGCAAATTCGGTAGATCAATTGATCATCGAGCTGAAACAAGACTTGGATATCCAGAAGTTAGAATTCCAGAAAGAACGCGAAGAGCAAAGACAGGCGTTCGAGAAAGAGCGTCAGGAAATGAAGGTAGCCTTTGAAGAATCTATCAACAAGATGTTGGAGAAACATGCGGGCAATACCCAACATATCGATACTCAAAACTGCATCACGTTCAACATAAACGCGTTTGGCAGTGAGAATATGGACTATATCGACGACAAAGCCATTCTCGCGTGTATTGGTAGGGTATACAAATCGATTCCTTCGTTATTGGAAAAAATCTATTTCGATCCGGCACATCCAGAGAATCATAACATCAAAATCACCAACAAGAAACTACCTTATGCTTCGGTGATGGGAGTGAATCAGAAATGGAAAACGGTAGATCGCAAAGACGCGATTGAGACCATGGTAATCAATGGATATAATTTACTGGATGAAAAATATACGGAGAACAAGGATAAAGTGGCGCCGAGCAAGCAGCAAAACTTTGAAGGATTTCAATCGAAATTCGAGTCGGAAGATAAAGATATGATGCGCCAACTCAAGTCGGAGGTGGATATGATGGTCTTGAATGGGGGACATTAGCGAGCGAAGCGAGCGTATATCAAAGCAGAGTCAAAAATCAAAAAAATAAATAATCAATAAAACGCGATAATTTTATGGGTTGACAAAAATAGTTGAAAATCTAATTAAATGAGAATATTAATGTAATTAGATGTGGAATACATCTGTTTTTTTAACAGAGAAAGAGACGATGAGAAGAATGGTTTATACGCCGGTCTTGTCTTGCCACCCGCCCAGAGCAATTATCTATGGGGACTTTCTTGGTTGTCGTTGGCCTCTGGCATTTACGGGTTTATACAAGGTCATCATGATCTTGCAGCAGTACCAATAGGCGTTTGGATCACATCAATCAATTANTGGAGAAAGCCCGATTATTCGTGGCGCAGATACGTAGATATCGCCTACGTGCATGTGTCGTTAGCATACCAATTACAACGATCAACTCAAGCTCAATATCGCGTCCCTTATTGGATAGTGCTGGGCGTAGCAGTAGGGTTTTACCCTATAGGATGCTACTTCCATCAAACCGAAAAAAATCGTGGTTGGACAAGCACTATTTGTCACGGGATGGTACATATATTTGCAAACATTTCGAATTTCATTTTGTATTCGGGAGACGTCTGAAAAATGCGTACATATAATATATACAATACCATGGACGCTTTTACATATGACCTCACCTATTCCAGCTTTTACATGGCATATGCATTGTTGCTGACTACCGGCATAATTACCTTTATTGAAGCAATGCGCACATCAGAATCAAAAATAAGAAATATCATGAATTTGGAAACATGTATTTCGTTTGTTGCCACTTATTTCTACGGCGTTTTCGTTTCCATGATTGGGAATGGAGAGAAACCTATCGAATTCAATAAAATAAATCAATTGCGGTATATGGATTGGAGTATAACGACTCCTCTGATGTTGATTGTGTTGATCACCGTATTATTATTCAATACAGATAAAAAGTTATCTATGGGTATTTTTGCGTATATCTTAGTGTTTCTATTGAATTATGGAATGCTTGGTTTTGGGTATTTAGGGGATGCTCAAATGATGGAACGCACGACTGCGAATGTATTAGGCTTTGCGTGTTACGCTCTCTTGTTTGGCTTTATCTATACACGTTATGTACAACCGAGATATCATGTTGGAAATTATATATTGTTTTTCTCCTATGTCTTTATCTGGGGTTTGTATGGGATCGCATATTTCTTTGATGATGTAACGAAAAATCTGTTTTACAACGTATTGGATGTGGTCGCCAAAACATTGGTAGGTATCTTACTTTGGGCGTTTTATACCAAAGTCTTTCACGTGGAAAAAATAATGTAGGCGATATACTTATATAAATAGTATAAGCCATATATATGTACTCAATGATGCTGGATTATGCAGTTGCATTTACGGCGGTAGTAGGCGTGACTGGATTATTCGTACGCTTCTGTTTCTTCCCCACAAAAACAAAAGGGGACAAGACCACCACGAAAGTGACAGAACCCAAAACGGTGAAAAAAATATGTATTGGCGAATATGAATATGGGATTACACATTTCAAACATCCAGGCGGAAAAGTGATTGAGTCATGGACACACGGTCAAGATGCAACGAATGTCTTTGAAGAGTTTCATTATCGTTCGAAAACGGCACGGAAGATACTGCAATCTCTACCGAAAACGAAGATCATAAAAAAGAAGAAGGAAAACACCGAAGAAAAGGAAATGCTACTTGATTTCCAACGATTTCGAAGCGAACTGGAAGAACGAGGCTTTTTCGAACCGTCGTATAGCCATCTTTTTTATAGATTGGTAGAACTCGCCGCGATATATGGTGCAGCCACGTATATGATCCCTATAAATATCTACGGCTCCATATTACTCTTTGGTTTTTTCGGTGGCAAATGTGGCTGGATTCAACACGAAGGAGGACACAATTCACTTACCGGAATCATCCCTATAGATAAAGCCATACAAAATGTGTTTATAGGGTTTGGACTATTCACGGATGGAAATATGTGGAATCATATGCATAATAGACATCATGCCACGCCACAAAAAATAGGCTATGATATGGATTTAGATACGGCTCCACTGGTGGCTTTTTACAAGGGCGCCATCGATAAATATTCCGACAATTCCATGGTGAAATGGTGGTTGCAATTCCAAATGCTCACGTTCCTACCCATTACTTCAGGTGTGTTTGTCATGTTTTTCTGGATTTTCTATTTACATCCGCGTAAAATAATTCGGGATGGAAACGTGTCTCAAGCATGTATTGTCGCACTTGGTCACTCTTCTCGTATTTTATCTTTTATGGTTCTGGGGAATACAGATATATATCATGCGTTGTCTTATCATTTCTTAAGTTTATGGGTATCCGGGATCTTTCTATTCGGACACTTTTCATTGTCTCATACTTTCACTCCCGTGGTAGAAGCGAATGAAAATCCCAATTGGGTTCGGTATGCCATAGAACATACAGTAGATATAGTCCCGGATAATCCGATGGTCGGTTGGGTGATGGGATATTTGAATTGCCAGGTGATTCACCATCTATTTCCCTCGATGCCTCAATATCGCGGACCTGAAGTCAGTAAAGAACTACAAACGTTTTGTGAAAAATGGGATATAAAATATACCGTGGTTTCCTATGTGGATGCATGGACATTGATGTTTTCTAATTTATATCATGTCGGGAATCTTGAATAATTCGTGCAAAAATACTTCTTTAGCAGAAAAATAGGACTCTTATAGTATAGAATGGGTTATACTATAAGACAAAATAAGAACTTAAAAACAACGTCGTTGTCAAAGATAAAAACGCGGAGACGTTCTTCCAGTGCACCTCCGAATCGTCGCGATCATATATCGGCTACGGCTACTACAGCGAATGAAATACAAGTAGGAACAGATAGAACAAAATGGACGAACTCGATCAAATCGGTGAAACCGTTTTTCATTGATGTCATCGCCGATTGTTTCGAAGCTCCGTTTTATATTGAATCGAAAACCGTTCCGATGGTCATTTCTACTATGAATGAAACGACCGATGAAGAGGAGTTGTCGTATACCGAGTTGTCGTATACTGGAAATATCCAACTGCATTGGACTTTGTTCGGTGGAATCGTGTATGAGTATATTTTCAATGTGGATACTACGATGAAAAATGCAGCATTCACTTCCACCAGCGATGTCGACTCGCCAGTTATTATTCCGGATATTTTCTACAAAGAAGATGCAAAGGAAACAATGAATATAGACCTGATAAAATTTGTGGATTCTCCCTTTCTACATGATTTGGTGGATCAGGTGATAAAGAGAATCAAGAAAATGGATTTCTCTCACGTGAATAGTATGCTAGATGATCTACCTCCACATGATGGGAATGGGGAACATTTCGATTATGGTAAAATCCGAATCATATCAAACGTCGCAAACGATGGACAAAAGATTAATAAATCGATGGCGACCAAGAAATTACAAATCTGTATATCCGTGAATGGACAGTACGACGAAATAGTCGATATGATGCTTAAAATAGAACTCCAAGTGGAATCCATGAAACCCACTTATGTGATGAAAAAGGGCCACGATGGAGTAGAAAGAAAAATAAACTACATTCCATTGGAGAGGTTATTGACAAGTGAAATAGATGCGCTTCAAGCAAGGTATGTATTGGGTAATGTGAAAACCGAAAATCACGTCGGACGTATTATGTATATTTTCAAAACGATTGTGGCCAGTGGGAATACCGTTCATATGCAAAGCGCGATGATGGATGCGACGGTTTGGCTTTCGAAAATGTCAAAGTC